CGCTATGCAGATATATATCGCCTGCACCGCAATCGGAAAGTGCTTCCAACACACCCCGACACATACGGCTGTTATCACCGAGGATATTAACATTACGATGCCGTTCGTTCTTAACGCTCTGATTTGTTTCATTTTTTTATCTCCGCTATCATTTCGTCGATGTCATTGATTACATCTTCTGCAAGATAATAACCACCGCCTTGTGAATTGTAATACGTATCTATTGCGTTTTTAATGTTTCCTTTCAACTCATTCAGCACATTGATTGTGTCCTGCCTTGCAATGCGTAATTCATTGTCCAACAAGGCACACTCGGTTTTAAGTTGCTTATTTTCGGCTTTCAAATCGTCAATCTTTCGATAACCTGCGTTGTATAATCCATCTGCAATATCGTCCGCTGTCGTTGTATATACGTTATACATTTCGTCAACGATTTTTGCCATTTCTTCTATTTGTTCTTGTCTTGTCATTTTACACTCCTTAAACTATAACCCAATCCATTTCAACTCTGTGGTTTTCGGGCATCCAGTTAAGTTCCGCGCAACCCTCTGCTTTAAGATTGTCTGCATATTCTTTCATTTTTTGGTCGGTTTCTTCTTCGCTGTTAGCAACAACATAAACAGTCGTGCGTTCGTCGTAATCATCGTCCCACCAACATTTGATTTCAAAAACTTTTCTCATCATTTCATCTGATTTTTTCATTTTACACTCCTCGGCTTGCGCCTTTCCTTTATTTCTACCTTTATTATACACCCCTGTTCCGTGTTTGTCAATAGTTTTTCAACAGTTTTATAAATAATTTTTCCCGAATATTTCCCGAAACTCGTCCACCGTCCAGCCGTACTCTCGCATCGCCGCTTTTTGCCCGATTTGCTTCAAGCGTCCATCTGCTTTCTGATTGTAATGTACCCCGTTCGGAGGCTCGTTATGACACCAATGGCACAAGTGGACGGTTAGTCCGTATTTTTCAGACTTCTTCCTGTTTGCCGTGCCGTTGAAAATATGATGTCGTTCTATCCAGCCCGCCCGTCCGCAAATGTAACACCTATCTTCGCTATCGCCTTGAATGATTGATTTCATACGCTTTTATCTCGTGCGAATTCTATGTACTCCGCTGTGTTGTCAATTCTGACCTTGTAACTATCGCCACGCAATGACGGATAGAGTTCCATAACCTTTCTTCTTGCTCGTCCCACGGTTTCCATACTCGGTAATTCTTCCGCCTTGACTAAATTCGCCAACTCGTTGAATGGGATATTGACCGAGTACCCGTACTTGTTCAGAACAAAACCATAAAGGACAAAATCGCAATCTCTTGCTCTCGGTTTCTGCTCCAAAATTTCCTTAACAATCTCCGCTGTATTCCGTATCTTCATTTTCGTTTTCCCCTAAAAGTTCCATAAGTTTAGCAAGGTGTTGTTCCTTGCGTTTATTCGGGCATTCGATTACAAGCCGAATATCGCCCTTTGTAAGCCTGTTATTGATTTCGTCGATTACTTTCTTGCGCCCTTGCTTTATGCCGTCGTAATAGCCTTTTGCGGGCTTTTGCTCGCCCAATGCTTGCTTTCCTTGTCCCTGACTTCCCGTTGTTTTGTTAAGCAACTGATAACCGAGTTCGTGGCACTTGCGTATCCACTCTTGCTCCAAATCGTTGAGTTCTGTTTCGGGACAATAAAATACCTTTTCGCACTTCCATTTGTCATCCTTAACGAACGGTGCGCCGATGCCGTGTTTGCGCAAAGAAAAATCTATGTGTTGCTTATACCCCATAGGGTGTTCCGCAAGCCTTGTAAGCACCTTTTTTGCCTGTCCCACATACGCAAACTTAAAGCCGTTGTCGTCGTATCTCGTGAGTATGTATATACCGCTCTCGTCTTTAATGTCGTAGTATTTGAGCCATTCTTTCTTATTCCGCTGTAAAATTGCGTATCGTTGCTTATTGTTCATCTTTCATTCTCCCATAGTGATTTCATTTCTGCAAGTTCTTCGGGTGTTCTCGTGTCTATGCCCAATGCCTGCGCTTCTGATACTATCCCGTCGATAAATATACTCATCTCTTTTGTGTCGTATTCGCTACTGCCTTTGAACACCCTATAATGCGTAAACTCGACACCGTTGACCTTTCCATATCCTGCGACTTCCGAATACTTAACAAACCCGTTGATGTCGATACCCGTTTTCACGCTTATGAGTTCGCCCTGCCCGTACTTTTTCAACATATCAAAGTAAATCTCGTCTTTGCTCGCCCGCAGTTCGTCCGCAATCGCCGTGATTAAAACCCACGCGTAGGCGTTGGCGTCAAGGCTTCGCTTCTCTCGGTGCTGTTTCACTGTGATGTCAAAGTCCTTATCAGCAAGGTTGGTTAAGGCTTCGAGTTTCGCCTTTGGAGCGGTGAACGTTACTTCGACCGCCCCGTCAAGGCTTATTGATAACTTTGGTTTTTTGCTTGTGAATTCTATCATAGATTAAAACGGCGTTTCTTCTTCTCCGCCCACAATGCGCGTCTGCGCTAAAAAGTCTCTGTAAGTACACAATCTATCTTTCAACCACTGACTTTTGGTCGTGCCGATAAGGTCGATAATTTCTTCGTAAGTCAGGTCTCCTACGGTTTTTCCGTTATAGCGATTGTCGTATTTCAGTTCCACCGTCTTGATATATCCGATGTTTTGTTCCGTAAATTCGCCCATTTCAAAGACTTTGCGTTCTGCTTCGCTCCATTTATCGGCTTTCGGTGTTTCGTCGGTTTTAGCCGCCTTTTTCGGCGTTTCCTTGCCGTACTCGAATATGACTTCGCCGTCGCCTATAATGACAAGCCTGTTTATCTTGCGGTCGTCAGTATATCCTATCTCCTGCACTTTCATACTGCGATAGTCAGGAACATACTTGCCGTTGCGTTCCTTAACGTGGTCGCTTATCCATACGAACGGCGATGTGTAGAGTTCTCTACCGATGCCCACATTGACGCACGCTCTCTTGAAACTGTCCGATGCTTCGCCTTTTTCTTTTTCGGTGTTGCTTTCCGTTCCGCAGTCCCATTTGGTTATCCATTGCTTTTTGTTCTCGTCCCAAATAGACACTCCGCAATAGATGTTGCCTTTGAGTTCTTTGTGGTCGCGTTGCCAATTTCCTGCGCCTACCGTCTCATCTAACAAGTCCATATCTACCCTTGCGTTCTTGTACAGTAAGAGCGTAAAGCCCTTTGCGCTTATCTGCCCCACTCGGCACTCGATTTCATCTTCTTTTAACGTTCTGAATTTCATTTTTTGCACTCCTTTAAGTATTGTTTCAACCGCTCTATGTCTTCGCGGTCGTGTTTGTTTCTTTGTTCACGATACTCAATATATCGTTCAAGCCTTGCTATCTTCTCCGCCTTAACTACCTTCAAGGTTTCGATAAGTTCAATAAGGTCGTCAGCGGTCGGAAGTTCGTCAGTAATCTTCAAGTCTGTCGTCGTCGGGTACATATCCGCCATTGTATCCGCAATTATGGCACTCGTATTCTCCGCTTCTTTCATCGTATTCCAGATACTCTCCGCAATAAGGACACACGCCCTCAAATTCCGCTTCTTCCTTAATCTCTTCTTTGCAATACTCTCGCATCTCTTTGAGTTTTGCAAGGGTTCTCTTTGCGTAGGTTTCAAAGCCTAACTCTTCTATCTCGGCAATCGCCCCGTCAAGTGCTTCAAGGAATTCCACCTTACCACCGTCGCTCCAATAATCATAGAACGCGTCTGTCAATTCTGTACTCTTTACCATTTTCATTCACTCCTTTTTCGTTTTCTGTTCTCGCAATGCCGAACACCACTGTGCCGTTCTTTCTCGCAAAATAATCCGCATCGCTTAACTTACTAAAATTGCAACATACTCTCCCACAAAACACCGTGTACATCAGTCCTTACTCCTATAATAGACGTAATTGTAATACGCTTTGCGTGTCTTCGTTTCTTCTTTCTCTTTGCGCTGATACTCGGCTTTCCACGCCTTATAGACTTCGCAATTATCGTGGCACGCTTCCTTTCTGTTCGGGCAGTTATAACAACTATTTTCCGTTTTCATCTTCGATACTCCTGTACTTCTGCGGTCTTCCCGTCTTGCGGTTGCGGTTTTCGATTTCTTCGTCCGTCGGTAATCTGCCGAGTTTCTTCGCCATATTGTATATCAATGTATGGCTCACGCCGTGCTTTTCCGCTAATTCTCTCGCGTTCATATCTTTCTCCTTTGCCCGCGTTTATGCCCACGGGCGGGCAGTTTGTTTATTATGCTATTTTGATATATAAGCCGTCGATTATAACGCCGTCAATTTCGTTACTTCTCAATTTCAGGCATTCGTTCAGGCTTTTGCCGTCGTAGATGTCAACGCTTACATAAGCCATTCCGCCAAATTTGAAACTTACTTGCATTGTCCTTGTTTCTTTCACTTTCATTTTACACTCCTTCGGCTTGCGCCTTTCTTAATCTTTACTCTTACATTATACACCCGCCCCGTCCTATTGTCAATAGTTTTTCAATATTTTTTTCAAAGTTTTTTCAAAAATTTTTCGCACAAAAAAACACACCCGTCATCGAGTGCATTTTTCAAGTTCCTTTTCATATCTATGCCGTGCCTTTTCTTCCGTGTAGTATATCGCCGTGTAAAGTTGGTTATCTTCCATAAAATAGACAGCCCACTTGCTTTCTCCGATTTTCCGCATCGACGGAATTGCCACAATAACCCTGCCGTCATTTATTTTTATCATTCCCATTTTTCTTCTTATCCTTCCATTTATCAAAGTAGTGATAGCAATGTATCATCCCCACGCTTCCGAGTATATCAACAAGCCCGCATTGAGCATACAAAAGATACTTTGTTTGTTGCGCCGATAAACGCCCTATGCACGCTATAAGACCGATGTTCGCCACAACTATCAAGGTGATTACAATCGCCGTTCCTAACGCCTGTATCGCCCGATTACGGTATTCTTTCCATTTATCTTCGTAGTCAGTCATAATTCGCCATCAGCGGAAACACTATCAGCAGTGTTATTCCGATTACAATCATCGTTATCGTATTCATTGACAATCTCTCGACACATCTTTATTGCATCCGACGACGAGAAGCGTGCTTTCCCCGTCCAATTCGCCGTAAGGTTAGAATGCAGTTCCTGTAATAGTTCGTTCGCCTTTGATTTGCTCATTATATCACACTCCCGTGATTTTGTAAAGTCCTTTTTTGTCAGCCGAGAAAGGGCGGTTTCCCGACAAGGGTGTTATTTTATTACGTTGTTGTTTATTTACGCCGTCCCCGCCCAAACGGTGCATTGCTTATAAGTCGTCAAAACTGATTTGATTTTCGTCGGTGTCCTTGTTCCCGTACAACCACCAGTCCATAACTTCTTGACCGTTCTTCCACTTTACTTCTTTTTTTTCAGGCATATTTTCCAACATTTTATCGAAAGCCTTAACATAACACTCCGCTATCTTTGGATATTCTTTCATTTCGTTAAGTCTTTCTTCAAGCCTTGCCATAGGACACAATAAACACCCTAAACGCCTTTTATTCCCTCCACATTGAATATACAACGGATTTTGTTTAATGTTTTCGGCTTTTGAAAACTCCCAAATATCGTCGTCCGTCCAGTCAATAATAGGATTAATAATTGTCGACCGAGTTCGATAACATTGTTCAATCATACGTCGGTTCTCATCGTTATCCATATTATGTATGATTTCAACACCTTTTTTACCGAATATTTTTGCTTCGCCAGCCTGTTTTGCACGACGAGCACTTTCGGCGGCTCTTACACCTGTAACACATATCCGTCCTTTCCCACCTTGTTCTTTAAGTTCAGCACAACAATATCTGCACATTCTTAAAGGTGGTATATGCTTATTAACAATTAAGTTCCACATAGTTTTTTGTGTTCCGTCCGCATATCTTGCCTTTTCAACAATAACTTCTTTGTCGTCCATAATTTCCCTTACAACAGACGGAATATCTACCGTAGTTAAGTTATAATGCAGTTCGTGCGGTACTCCACTCATTCCCATAAGGTGTCGAATAACCTTGCTGTCCTTTCCGCCGCTGTAACATACATACAACGGCTCTTTCGATAAGTTCGCTAATTGTATGCGTTTTATTGCGTTTTCTACTTTGTTGACCGTTCCGTCAAGCCTATATTCTATAAGTGCCATAATTCATTCCTTTTGCTCGGCTTAACGCCAATTCTCCCCCTTGACTTCAATCTGCTCGCACATTTCCCTTATGCGGTCGATTGTTACTATGTCATACCCTTTTTGCATAAGCGTTCTTAAAGTGCTGTTAGACGTGATTATAATCGGTCTTTCGCCTATGTAACGGTCGTTGATTATGTTGTAAATTTTCGACTGCAACCAAGTGTCCTGATTGTTCTTCATAACAACATCTTTGCCGAAGTCGTCCAAGAAAAGGAAATCGCATCGCTTTATTTCCGTCAGTTCGGCGGTCGCATTTTCGTAGATAAGGTCGATTATGCGGTTTATGTTCGTGAATTTGATTTTATAGCCCTGCTCCAAAAGGTCGTTCGCCATACACGCCGAAATATGCGTTTTGCCCATTCCCGTATTGCCGTAAATGAATAAGCCTTTGCCGTCCTTAAAGTTCTGTCGTGCGTTCGTGCAATAGTCCTTACACACTCCGACGGCTTTTTCGTACTCGTCCGTCCCCCTTGCGCTCGTTTCAAAACTCACTTTGGAATATCGTTCGTCCATAAGCGATATTTCTTTAAGTTGCGCTATTTTCTGCAACAGTTTCCATTTGCGTTCTTCGGCTTCGTCTTCACGGTTTCGCCTGTCCCGACACTCGCACGCACACATCACAAGATTGCCGTTTTGGTCGATAAGGTCGGGCATTGCTTTCGGCGTGTTGCAGTTCGCACAATACAACACATCGTCTTTAATGTATTCGCTGTCGGTCATCATCGTGCGTTCGTATCTTTTTAATGCCAATAAGTATAATTGTGTATCTCTTTTCATTTTTCATTCTCCTTAAAAATATCTCAATAAGTCTTTGTCGCTGTAATTAGAAAGGTCAGGTCTTGCTTTGCGTAATTCCCGTAATTGTCGTTGTACCTTTTCTTCTTCCGTTTCTTCTTTCGGCACAACTTCCGTTTGTTTGCCGTTCTTTGCTCGTTGCTCTTTAAGTCCGTTGAACGCCCATTTTCTTATAGCCAAGTAATCGCTCTTTGCCGTATAACCTTTATAAGCCCGATATTCGCTATAAAAGTCTATTGCTTCCTTTCCGTCAGTCATTCCGATAAGTGTGTTATATTCCTTTTCAGTCAATAAAACATTCTTATATTGCCCATACTTATGTTTTGGGGCGGGCGACGACGGCTTGTCCGTCGGGCTTTCTTTTTCTACATTTATGTCTTTTTCTTCTATACTATTCTTATCTAACCTATCCTTACCTAACCTATACTGGGTATCCGTTTGGTATCCATTTGGTATACCAAGCGGCAACTTCTCGGTATAAGCACCGTTTTCCTTGACCTGTAATTGCGCCATTTCTTCGGTGTAATTCGTCGGTTTATAGCGGTCGTTCCGTATGTAATTATTTATTCGCCAATGCTTAATTACCACAACTCCGCTCTCGAACGGAATAATGAAAGCCTTTGCGACAAGCAATCTCATATCATCATCGGCGCACCCAATCAGTCGTTGCAGTTTTTTCGGGTTATTGATAAAACCGTCATCGTCCGCTCGCATTGATAAGTGAAAATATAATGCTTGTGCCGACAAGGGCATATCAAGAAACGCATCGCTGTCTATTATTGTTTTTGCAAACATTCTTCTTTCTGCCATAAGCAATCTCCTTTTATCCAATAAAAAAACCACTTAAACTTCCCTTAAAGTGATAGGCGGGGTTGTTTAAGCGGCTATGGATAACCGATATTCAGTTTGCCGATACTCAATGCTATCACTCACCAAATATCGATTACAAGTATATCATACACCCCTTTCCTGCGTTTGTCAATACTTTTGTTGCAATTTTTTTATAAATTTTTTGCTTGACTTTTTGCGGACAATCGCTTATAATAAAATTATCATTTAAGTTTCCCCCTTTGTTTTAGGCGATGATGTGGCAACACATTGTCGCTTTAATCTATAACTATGAACGAGAACGTTATCATAACCGACAAAAAGAAAATCGAAGAAATACGAAAGGCGTTGCAGTCGCCCGACAAGGACTTTGCGAATATCAAGCCCGCCGAACGGGATAAATTGCCTGAAAACGCAAAAAAAGTGTGGTTTGGTATTGACAAGCCTTAATCGGTATGCTATAATACAATAGTCGTAACACGAACGACTGACATCATTTTTACACTCCGATTTGGAAAGCAAAGCCCCCGACGAAATGCCGAGGGTTTTGTCTTTTAGTTAGTAAGTTTTTCTGCTTCAATATCAATCGTTGACGAGATAAGTTTTCCGACGAACGCTCCCGCTTTTACGGGCTGTCCGCTCCCAAAGGTGTCATCAAATGTACGCTTGATAGGGTTATTAGACTTTTCTTTCGCTCTTTCGACTTCAAGGTCTTTGATTACTTCCACGCCCAAGTTCGCAACGCCGTTGACCTTGTTGTTCATCTTGTATCTAAACTGCGAGAATATCTTTAACTTACGCTTTAAGGTCTGTTTCGTTCTTTCGTTCATCGCACAACCAAAACATATCCCCGAGTAGATAGATATCAGGATAGTTATGCACTGAAAGATAAGCGGGATAATCATACCCTTGTTGAAGTCCTGCCACGAGTACAATAATTGCCCCGAGAACGCTCCAAACGCAACGAGCGATAAAATCTTCCAGCCGAATTTTTGTGCGCCGTAGCGGGCTTTGTGCGACCTTAAATCGCTCTCATCGTCGTTCGGTGAAACATCGTTCGCACCGCTTACCATTTGACTGAAAGTTATCCTGTGATACTTGACTTTTTGTCCGCTTTCCCAAAGTTCTTCTGCCGTAACGGTCAATGCTTTGTTTATGCGTTCAAGCCTTTTCGGTGTTCCCCATTTCTTAAACCTACTTGCAAAACGGAGTTTCTTTTTCCATTTGTGGATGTAGTTCTTGTACTTGTTCGCAATGTTCAGGTTCTCGATGTAGGTTTCAAGGTCGGCGGTTTCATAGTTCGCCATTATGGTCTGATAATGCGTGTCTAACGCGTTAAGTCGGTCGTTTATATCCTTGTCTTTGGCGAGCATTATGTTTTCGGTTACGTTCGCAATGGAAAACATCAACAAGAATGTTGCGACCGCCATAACCGATTTTTGTATCCAAAAGTCCTTTCCCGATACTTGCGTTTCAATACCCTTAAAGATAAAGAAACTCGACAAAATCAACGCCGTCGTGATACACACCGCGATTGCCGCGTTAATGGTTATTCGACTGCCAACGAGTACTACTCTCTTTTTCTCGCCACTCATTCGGTTTCACCGTCCTTTTTGATTGTTGCGACTTCCCTTAAATGAACGGTAAGACAATGCAAGCACATTTTGCCAAAGACACTCGCCGCAATGATTTCGATTATGAGTTCCAACTTTTCAATCGCATCGCGGAACGCCGACAAAACAGCAAGTGCCATTAAAAGATAGAACATAATCGGTATGTAAGTTATATTCGACACGACCTTTTCTTCCTTTGCCACGGTCTTGACTAACAGTTCCGACGGATTATCCGCGACCTTTAAGTCAGCCTTGTGTTGGTAATAGCCTTTGAGATACTCGTCGTATCTTGACTTAAAAATGCCGTAGATTATAGCGCAAAGAATAGCAAGGCTGATAAGCGTCCAAAAGAAACCTTTTGAGTTCGCGCTCATCGTGTATTGCAGTGTATCCGTGTACGAGTAAATAGCATAGCCCGCAGTCGGCGCAATAAGCACAATGTACTCCATTATAGCCGACATTATGGTTTTCGGGTTTCGTTTCATACTCTCACCCCCTTAATACAAGGGCGCATTTTCGTTTTCTGCCACTTTTTCGATTTTGACGATAGGTTTATCGACTTTCGGTGTTTCGACCGCCACAAGCCCGTTTTCGCCGTCCGCAAGGTCATTCATACTTGCTTTGAGTTCGTCCCTTGCACTCGTGGATATAGTCTTAAAGTCTGAAACAGCGTTTGCGATTGCTTTTTGCGACTTTACAAGTTGCTTGCAAGCCTTGACAAGTTCGCCGTTGACTTTTTCTACTTCCGTAAGTCTGTTACGCGTTGCCTTGTCGATTTCGGACGACATATTGATTTCGATACTGCCGTTGGTCTTATCGACGATAGCGTTCGCGATTGCTTCGTAGTCCGATTGATTGAGTTTGACGGGTTTTTTCCTTGCCACAAAAGTCGTGATGATTTTCGCGATGCCCGCAAGTCCGCCGAGAGCGGTGAAAGCCGCCATAAGCCATTTGCCGCCGACTGCCGCAATGTTGCGAAGTTGGTCGATTTGCTCTGCTGTAAGTGATAATGCTCCAAACATAGATTACTCCTTTGCCCGTGCCGTTGCTACCCGACGAGAGCAGTTAGATTTTTTGAGCGGTAGCACGCTTTAAAACTCGCCTTGCTCGACCGCGTTGTACAGTTTTTGGATATCTTCCTGTTGTCTGTTCGCGGTGTCGATGACTTGATTTATCTTTGAAACAAGTTCGTTGTAATTCGCCATAAGCAGGTCGTATTTCGCCTTTACTTCGTCGAGTTCCGCAAAGCCTTTATAACCGTTGTCAATAAGAGCAATGACGATAGGCTCGACGGTGTAGGTAACGACGATTTTCCCGCAATACAGCAGGCTCACAGTAACTTCCAATGTACCCGCTTGTAAGAGTTCGTTTGGCACTTCATAGGAAGATACCGAAGAAAGCCTGTATTTTGCCGATTTGTCGCCGTTTTTGAGTTCGATGTAATAATCTGTCAGCGGTGTGGCACACGAAAAGTTTAAGACAAGTTTTTCGTTGTCTGCAATAATGAACGGCTCTCGCTTGTTCAGCCTGCCGATGTTTCCGATAAGTTTAATGTTAAGTTCCATAATTTACTCCTTGTATTAGCGATATACTTCAAGTTTTGTGAATTTCAGTCCTGACGTAGTTGAGAAAACATAGTTAGATATCCCCGCCTCTGTAATATTGTATTGAGCCGCATAAGATAATGTTAAGCGGGTTTTAGTGTGCGTAAGACCTATTGTTGTATGGGTTAAGGAAGAGTTCCCACCATGGAGGGTTTCATACACTATGCCTATATCCTGTATGGCAGTTTTCCCATCTTCGTCTGGACAGAAAATATAAAACTCACCATTGATAGTAATGCGATATAATCCTCCTCCTTTTAAGGGTGAAGTCAAGTCTATGCCCTCAACACCAGCCCCTGTCGTATCTTCGTATATAGTATTCCATTGCGGAACACCGCTTGGAGTGTCGGGTATTTTGGGGATATATCCGTTTACAATTTCAAAAAGTCCTTCCGTCGGAGTGTCGAGTATTTCCATCTCGTAAGACAATGAACCTTCCGTACTTGCTGTAAGGGTTATGCTCCCGTCAGTTTTCGTTCCGCTAACAACAAGGCTCGAATTGATATACATCGTAACGGAACTATTTGTTTTGATTGCCGTGCTTGTAATTGTTACAGGCGAAACTATTTGCAATGTACCACTGAAATTAGTTATCGTTGCGGAAGTAGGTGTTGAAGAAAGACTTGCAAGAATAACCGCACCATTATCTGCTGTTGGCATACCTGTGCTAAATTTACAATGGTCGTAGATTATAAACTGACTATCACCACTTGCATTTACAAGGAATACCATTGTACTACCCAACAAATTGTACGATGCTCCGTCCACTGCTGTGCCAGAAAATTCTGTTGAAGTTCCGTCGATATTAGCCGTTAGCGTATACGAATTACCGATGACAAGTCCTAAATCGCTTTCGCTCGTTAACATTTTCGGCGCGCCCGAACTGATTTCCGCCCAATTAGCCGCGTCTGTGCCGACAAAGAACGCACTTGAAGCCGACGGACGAGTAGACGAAAACTCAACATCGCCGCTTAATTTTGTATAGTTTATCGTGGAGCCGCCGCCCCCGCCTTGTTGTTGACTGTTACTTATTCCGTACATATGTTTATCTCCTTAATATAATAATTTGTAATCGAATGAGAACTGTCCATCCGTAAGCAATGTCGTAATTGATAACGAAGCACTTGTTGCTGTTATTGCATTATTCGCAATTGTGTAAGTGTGTACTCGAATTGCATCTGCAAATTTTCTATCATTTCCGATTGTCATTGCAAGCGTTACATCGTGTCCTTCCAAATCTTGTGTCACAACAACAAGCTTATTATTTTGTGATGTAACAAGTGCAATAAAAGGTGCAAGTTGATAACTTCCAACAACCATACTGCTAATAAGATACCAACCATTCTTGGGGAATACACTATTGTCATTATTGACTGCCCATTCACTACCTTGCACATCTTCCAACAACGCAATCTCTTTCGTTACCGTTGTTTCGCCGCTCGGCACTTGCGCTCTCGGTCTTGCTTCACTCGTCCTAATAATCGTTGGTCTTGAAGGGCTGCCAAACCTATTATTCGACCCGTCGAAATTGTACCACGCGTCATCATTGTCAAGGTTATGTACTCGGTCGGTCTTTATGCCGTCGGCGTTGCTGAAAGTCTGCACGCCTGTAAAAGTGTTTGTTTCCGATGCCTTGACAAACCCGCTGTCGTTCGTGAGTTGGCTTGTTTTGGTAGGTATATCGCCTTTTCTCGCGACTTCATCGCCAACGATTTCAACCGCTCCACACATCAAAGAGTCCGCGCTATTAACGAGTATTGTAAACGTTCTTTCGCCTGCTCCACTGCTATCAACGAACGTTCCGAGGCGAGGTGCTCTCGTAGATTGCGACAGTGAATAATAGTCTAATGTTGACGGAGCGTACGTCCAATCTCCGTAGGGAGAAGATGTTGCCCAAGTATCACTTGAAGCACCCCAAATAACCATATTCGCTGTAACAGGTTTTGTTGACGAAATAGATTTAATACCCGTTCCTGTCTTTTCGCAAGATTGAATATAACTGATTGAAACCGCATTACTCAATCGCACAAGGTTAGTATATATTCTTCCCGCGCTTGCTTGTGTAACGGTTAATGTTTCACTCGTAGAAGTTGCTCTTTTGTACGCAAAAGACAATGTTTGATTTACTGACGTTTCAACCGCAGGTATTGTTCTCAATAACGTCCAACCCGTCGGTAAGGTCAGCGCACTTCTTACAATAATCTGTGCCAAAATCAAATCACCAACTTCGCAAGTTATCGTCGTATCAAGCGTTGTCGCGCTGTCAACATCGTTACAAACAACATCTTGCACAGTGGGAAGATTGCTCACATAGTCACTGTCATTCGTGAGTTGACTTGTCTTTGTAGGCACTGCGATTGTTACCGCACCCGTTTGTCCGTTCACGCTTGTTACAGGGACATTCGGCACATAGTGGTTTAATACCGTAAACTGCCCGCTTGCGTTCGTCTGTTTGACCTTGTAGGTGTACGGGATAGCCGCGGTCGGTACAGTGTCGCGGATAACGGTCATCTTGCCTGCTTCCATTGAATAGGCTTTTACACCGCCGTCGTCGGTGAGTTCCATAAGGATATCACTGTTGGCGGTTATGGAAGTGTCGGAAATAGTGTAGGTATAGTTCGACCAGTTTGAATTGTATAACCCCTCAAATGTTGTTGCACCGCTTTTTTCGTGGCGAATATATATATCATTATTTTCATAAACAATTAAATATATACCACGCCAATCACTTGACGAGGACGAAAATTTCTTCTTCCCAGCGATACTTGTATCTATAACATTAAAATAACAAGTGTACTCATATCTTTTAGCATACCAACCGTCATTTAACAAATATGCGTTTGGGATATTCCCTATATATTTTTCGTTACCGTGCGAAACATAACCTATGTTTAATAATTCTTCCTCTGTTTCCGTCCAACCACTCGTCGGCAAGTTCCCACTCTTCAACGCACTCGCTTCCTGCGGCAATGCTTCGGGGACAGTTCCTTTCGCACCGACTTTCAAAACACCGTCAACTTCTTTTGCGGTCATCGTTTGTTCGTCGAACGCTACTTCCACAGGCGTAGAACCGTCAAAAGTCTTTTGTACTCCCGTTCCGTTGTCTTGTCCGCTGATTGTAAGTCCGTTTTTCGTCTTTCCTGTCGCAACAAAAGTCGCTTGCCAATGCGTAGTGTCTTGTTCTGGACTTGTGGTCGAAGTAATACCCTCGATACACACGAATTGTCCGTTGTCGGTGTAAACAAGGTCGTCGATTGCATAGGTCGTACTCGCAACCCATTTGCCACGATTGTTATATCCGCCGCCAGTTACGCTCGCACCATTGACATTCGGAGCAAAAGTGATAACCGTTTTAAGCGTGATTTCGTTTTGTACTTTGCTGTAAATGTAAACGCACTTATCGCCCGACTTACAAATAGGTGCATAGTTTCCGCTCATTGTGTCGGCAATATCGAACACCACTTGCGGAACGGTCGTATAATCGACAAAGTCCGTGAGTTCTATTTTTGCCTCATACGGGAAGTCCGCAAATTCCGTGCTTGCTACCCAGTCGGTACTCTTAACCAAAACATTTTGCCACGCAATGGTAACGGGCTTGCCGTCGCTTTCTTGATATGCCGTCTTGAAATAGCCAATCTGCAAAACTTTGTTATCGACTAAATCTTGATTGAATTTGTCTTTTGTCGTGTAGTTATACGGCACGCTTTCTTGTGCAACTTCCGTCACCCAAAGGTCAGGCGTTCCATCTTCAACTATCCAAATAGTGTCGCCACCTTTAAGTTGTGTTCTCGGATAGCCGTTCAATGCCGTGACAGCGTCTTTTGCGGTCATAAAGCCGATAGAAGTCGCCCTTGCGTCCGCTTTCATTATCGCTTCGTTCGCTTTCCCGACAGCGTCATTTGCCTTATCTACCGCACTGTTAGCGTTATTCTCGGCGGTCTGCGCCGTGGTCTTTGCTTCGTTTGCCGTAGCGACTGCGTTGTTAGCCGTTGACTGCGCTTGTTCTGCTTTGGAGATGCCCGTGTTCGCCAATTCTGTGGCGTTATCAGCCGTTTGCTGTGCGTTGTCGGCGTGTTCATCGACTTCGTTGATTGCGCCCACGATAGTGGTCTTTTCGTCAGTGGTAAGAGTGGAAAGGTCGCCTATCTCTGACTTGTTCGCATCGGCGTGTGCATCAACTTCGTTTATCGCTTTAACAAGGTCGTCCTTTTCATCGGTCGTAAGTTCTTGCAAAGTCCCGATGTTATTAAAGTTCGTCGTTATTTGCGCTTGCAAAACGGCGTGAGCGTCGTTGTTCGCTTGTTCATATTGCGAATAATATTCTTCCGCTTCTTCACCGATATTGTCCAAAACGTGCGCCGTGTTTATAGCAACCGCTTTAACCTTTTGGCTGATAACCTTTTTCACGCCGCCCGTTTCCGATAAGGTCGCTTCGATAAATTGTGCGGAAATTTCCAACGCGCCTTTTTTGTACAAAACTCCGTCCGTGTTCGTGATTTCGTACTCAAAGAAACTTTTTCCCGTAGTGTCGGTTTTCGGACTTGCCATAAGGTGTTGGATGACATCGCCATCTGCACGCCTAAACGCCACCGTGACATAACTCGGCTCGGTGTTGCGATAGATAACGCTCGTATCGTCCATTTTGTCGATAACATCGCCGTTTGCGTTCGTCACAAAATAATATCTTATGTAATTGCTACTATCGTTCGCAACAAAAGTATTATCTTCCACTTTAACGCATTTGTATTCTTTGTTCAAGTAAACTTTCATACGCTTTTTTGCTCCTTGTTTTATTCTTCGTCATACAGCGTTACGCACGCATAATGTTTTACGGTCGAGACGATTTCCCCGTCCCATTTCCCTAACTTTTCGGCAACAAGATAAATGTTCCCGTTATCGTCTGCGATTATACAATTATTATACTCCGTGTTGTCGTTTTTTACAACTAAATAACCACCCTTTATATCTTGATAACTGAAATATTTTACTTCAAGATAATCTTGCGTTGCGCCTACCAAAGTTCCCTCGGAAGTCTTGAAAGTCTGCGCGTTGCCGTCAAGATATTTTGCGGGACAATCTTTGTACAATTTCAGTGTCGGTCTGTTCTCAACTTCAAAAGCGTAATTATCTCTAATCAACGCTTCTCCGATACGCATTTTTTTGTATCCCGTAAATTTATTGTCTTCAACCAACGAATAGATTTTCTGCAATGTTATGCTCTCGGCACGGTCTTTCGTGTAACTTATATCACTTTTCCCGAAACCCCAAAAAACCTCGTTTGCGCCGACCGCAGGACGCTTTTTAATGTTATCGCTATCAAGCGCGGGAATATTCCCGATTGATATATCAAAGAAACCAAACGCAACGCCCGCATTGTTGACATACGGGTTTTGGCACGCTTTATTTCCGCCTATCCACTTGAATATGTTGCGCTGTGCCACAAACGATAAACCCGCGCTGTAATTGTCATAAAACCGCCCGATAAAGTTCATTGTGTTTCCTGCGCCAAAGCCTACCACGGGCAGAACATAGTGATAATTCATAACCACAACATTCATTAGTATCGCATTGTACATATCTGACGGAAAGGTGTTCACAAGCCGTTGTAACAAGAACGCGCTCAAAGTCTTTTTTTGCTCGTTGTTTTCGCCGTCTTGCAACAGTGCAAAGTTTCCCTGCAAGCCGTATGCAATGCTCGACCTTATCGGCAATGTAGAACGATAACCCGTAAGCGGGATTTGGTATATCCTTTTTTCTCGCGCCAGCCCGATTTTTTCCGCAAGGTTGTTAAAGCCTTTCGTCATCGAATAGCGCACTTTATACCAATTCTTATCTTCGGCATCGCTATAATGCGCCTTGCTCATTATTTGCATTTCGGTCTTATAAACGATGTAATCACCGACCTTGTCTAACGGTTCTAACACATCTTCACGCCCGTAAACATTCGTGTCGATAGAAAGTTCGTCATTGCCTATTCTTTGCGCCTTACCGACTAAATTACGCCCGTATCTCGACAAGTCGATAATGTTGTCCGACTGCCCGTCCGTGATAGAAAACACCGCGTTTCTATCGCCTTGCTTTTTGGTCTTGTTCGCTTCGATTATTACGTCATCAACCAACGGCGCGTATTTCGCGGCATAGATAAAATCGCCAATGCCCCAAAAGTTCTCCGTGGTTTCCATTCCCGTGATTTGACAATCGGCATCGCCTAATAACGCAACTCTGTTAAGGTCGATGTATCTGAACATTGCTTTTTTCGCCGTCATTTCAAAAACGCTTTGCGTAAAGAACAAATCCTTGTATGTTCTCGATACATCTACCGATGCCGCACCGCGCTCATAATACAGCGTGTTGTCTTTAACGTAGTTCGTATAACTTGCCGCGTCGCTATCCAAAGCGTCCCAAAATTCCTTATCGACAAGCAAGTCTTGCGATGCTCCCGAAAAGTCTTTACTTCCGATCAACGGAATTGGCGTGGGATAGGGTATTGTAACATATTTATTATACGAAACATCGCCCTTTGTATATTTGACATTGATTTGCCTATCTTCGTTTGGCAACAAAGAAAAGTCCGCAAAATATTCGACATTAAAAGCCGTTGCCACAACCTTATTATTCGTTGTTGCCGTGTTCAATAAAGACTTGAAACTGTCGATTACAAATACATACGATTGCGGCGTTGCGTTGCTCACTTTCGACATAACTTTCCCGCAAAAATTGTCTATGTTATTTTGCCAAAAAGTCCCAAGTCTATTTGCAACTTCCGTCTTGTCGGTGGTCTTGTTCATATCCATAACCCCGACTTTAATTATATAATTATTCGTTATATCCGTAACGACCGCCCTTGCGTTTACCGTGCTGAAAAGCCCGTCCAATATCTCTCTTGCCGTTGCGTTTTCGTTGATATAATCTTCCGCGGGCAACCCGTAAAACGGGCTATTTTCCGACTTCAACAAGTCGTCTTGTTGGAGCATATACGGAAATGTTGTCGGAGACACGAGAAAGTCGATATACTTCCCATATATCAAGGTGTTAAGGTTTTCAAACGCGGTGTCGATTTGCGTTGACAACTGCGTGTCCATTGTAGATATATAATGTAAATTTGTAAACTTTTCAAGAATTTTTGTCAATTCGACAAGCATAAGGTTGTGGACATACTTGCCCGCACCTTTCGCGAAAGGCTCGACATTGTCCGCGCCGACAAGCATTTTAATACTTTCAATCTCCGTCCCGTCGCCCTTTTCAAAAATAATCGTTGCAACCGCCGTGTTCTCGAACGGTGTAGCAGTGTCCGAAACAACGCGGAAAGTCGCGCTGTCCAAAGTGTCGTCGGCAACCCAATTCATTACACCGCCAGCCAGCGGCGTATATTCTTTTATTATACCGAGTGAAAAGATTTTTAATTTCATCGTCTGCCCCCACTGCTCAAAAGACTGCCCGTGCGTTCCCTTAATTGCATCGCTTCTTGATTTGCTTTCGTCCGTTCAATATATTTATCCGTTGCTTTCTTTGCGATGACCGCCGCCGCAATCACGCTCCCGAGTACGGGTTTAGCCAAAATCCCGCCGACAAGCCCCGCAAACTCTATGCTCTCGCTTATCCACGCTTGCCCCAAATAATCACCCGTCAAGTTCCCGTAATTCGATGTAGCCCACTGAAAGGCTTGCTTTCCGATGTACACTCCGACGAGTTTTGCGGTCGCTCCCGTTTTCGCTTCCGACTGTTGTTTTTTCGCGCTCTTTTCAGGCGACGAAGTTTCGGACAACTGCCCGCCCGTTTGTTCGCCATCAACCGCTATATTGTGGTCAAGATAGATATGATATTCTTTACTCATTATTTCACCAAAGTCAGCGTGTAACTTTTAACGCCGTTTTCGTATGCTTTTTCAAGCGTATAATCGCTCATTTCGACCGTTTGACCGTCTATAACCAAAGACAGCGTTTGACCGTAAATACTGCCCGTTTTGCCGTTAAAAGACCTATCTAATAACTCACACAATGTGTCGCCGTCAAGCGATTGAAAGTTAAAAATATAAGTGGTCGTTAAAACCGCATCTTCGTGCGTTGCTCTTATCTGCCCTTCCTTTTGGTATATGACCGAGTTCGGGTTTTCCGAAAATGTGTATCTGTACAAGCCTTTAATCGGATATTCCGTCGTGCCTACCTTGATTTTCAGTTCGTCCGTACCGAGTTTAATGTTATCGCTATAAATAGCCGTGATAAACCATTGTATCGTGATATATCCGAATGTTTCGGTGAAACCGTCGTCGTCTATGCTTTCCGTCGGAATATCGTACATTCCCGCCACAAAAGGCTTGTTTATATTCAACTGCATATTGTACGACTTCGTATCGCCTGCCAATACCGAATAAACAGCGTTGTACTTGTTCGTAAACTCGTCAATCGCCTTATATATATCGTGCTTCCTGTTCTCGTCGCAAAGTATCTTAATCGACATCTGCTCCGTCGTGAACGACACTTGCGGAATGTTCGTCTGACTTGCGTTCGTTGTGGACAACACAATCACGACCGCTTTCGGGTTTTTCTTGAACGGCTCAAAATACAAGTCTTGCGCCGCGTCAACTTCTTGTTCGTAAACAACGCTCAAATCGGTCGCCACATTCACCGTTTCCGACAAACTATCAGCAAACTCTTTTTCTATAAACTGTAAAAACAAATCTTCAAACATTCTTCCGCTTTCTCCTTATCTCCGCTTGCCTCGTTGCCGTTTGTTTCTGTAAATCGTCCATAAGGTCATTAAAATCATCTATTGTCATTCCCGAATAAACTTGCCTTATAAGCGGCAAAGCCTTTTCAATGCCCCGTTCTATCCAACCTTGATTTGGATTTTGTTTCCCGCCCCATTTCGGGCTTATCCACGGCTCGTTTGTGTAAACCGCATATTCGCCCAAAACCTTGCTTGTGTCGTGTCCGATTTCGACGCACATACTGCCGTTACTTATTTTAACTCGTATGCCGTTCCTTTCAAGGTTTCCCGTTCTGTACGGACAAACCGATTTCAACGCCATTAAAAGCACGTTGTACGCCATAATATCCCGATTGTTCATTTTAGATAAAGCACCGTTAAAAAGCCGTTGTACGCCGTTCTCGTCCGTTTCGTTGCCGTGTTCTGCACCGTGTACCTATGTTTATTATAGATAACCATATCGCCCGCTTGTATTTCTCTTGCGCTCGGCGTGTCGCTTTCCAAAACCAAAGTCCAGTCGTGCGACGTTACTCCGTCCGTCGGATTTGCGTCAAAACGAGTTGCCCCCGTTTCAATCACCCGAATAGACTTATCGGCAACTTCCGTTCCCGTTTTGTCTTTGTTATAAGTCCCTTTTCGCCATTTTGCTATAATCATTGCGGTACTCCATAAATTCTATAAAGCAATCGTGCATGTTTCAAAATCTTAATAGACTGTTCGCACAACTCTCTTTTCATTATGGTCTTTTTATCAACCAACGCGCCCGTTGCCGTGTCATAGCCGCTTAAAGTCGAAAAATCAACGCTATGGAATACATAAAACGCTTGATAAATTTCCGCATCCAACACGGCTTGTTTTTGATAATCTTTACAAGTGTCAAAATCATAAGCACTGTTCTTGCTTAAAATGTAGTCCTTAATTTGACGATGAATACGATTATAAGCACCTTGTCCGCTTATTTGATATTGCGGGAAAGTTTCCAACAACGTGGCAAGGTTCTCGCCAAATTCGCTTTGATAACGGTCTAAAAAGTCTTGATATGTCATAATTACCTCGTTTCGCAAGTTCGGGGAGTTGCACCTCGTTTATCTCTTACTTGCATATAAGGCGGTTTTTACGCCGCCTTTTTATTATTTCGCTTTCTGAACGTAAATCGCTTTTGCACGGTTCGACAAAACGAAACAGTCGTGAACGATACGTCCCTCTGCAACCGCGCCGTCAATGCCCTGTACGTCGGTCAACACTCTGTAAGTCGTGAGTTTGACAGGCGCAACAACAGCGTCTTTGTGGCACATTACAAGGTAAGTGTCGGCAGGGAAATACGACGCGGGAAGCATACGCACCTGAACGCCGTCCACTTCGCCCATAATGCCTTTAACAAGCATTTCCTGCGTTCTGTCGCTTTGGAGTACGAATGCGCTGTCTTGTTTGAGAAGTTTCAAGTAAGCAGGCGTTACGAACGCAACCCTACCAACCGACGGCACTTTGTTTTCGTCCAAAGTCGCCGATGCGTCAAGGAACAGCGAGTAAGCGTTTTCTTTCGTAGGCGCCGTCGCAGTACCTGCCGAAACACCCGTTGCGCCCGCCATTGCTTTGATACGATAACTGTCGAGTTCGGGGATGATGACTTGGTCGATTTCGTCTTTAAGTCTTGCGCCGACTTCGTTTGCAAAGTTCGTTCCCTCGTAATTCATACGGTCGATAACGAACGTAAATGCTTTGTCCTGCGACAAGGTCATTTCCTGTTTCGGAAGTTCGAGTTCGGAAAGTGTGCCGAAACGGTCGCTACCAGCGATAGTATAATCGCCGAGCGCAACGGTCTGTCCTTGATACACTGCAACGGTTTTGACACCGATAAAGTCGTATTTACCGTTTACGAAGTCCGCAGTTTTAGATTGAAGTTTGAATGCTTCCGCCACAATAGGCGAATACTTTTCAGCATAATTGATTGCCATAATAAGTCTCCTTTTTTATTACTTTTTTATTTTCCCAAAAAACCTGAAATAAAGGCATCGCTCTCTTCGCTCCCCGTGGTTTTGACGGGCGTAGCAGGCTTAAAACCGCCTTGTGTTTCTTTTACAACAAAGTCGGGATATTTACTTTGCATTTGATTGATGATGTCTTGCGCGTTTTCGAGTTCGTTATTCTCCGTCCATTTCGGCTCAAAATCGTTGACTACTTTCTTCAACAACTCCGTTACCTTGCTATCGAATTTAGCGTCCGACAGCATTTTGCCGATTGCCGCTTCTCTCGCAATGTTGATTTCCTTTTCCTTAAACGCTTTATTTTCGTCTAACAGTTTTTGGTAGTTTTCTGCGTCAATATACTTTTCGCCGCCCTGTAAATACGGCTTTATCGCCTCGTCTGCGGCTTCCTTTTTGAGTTTCTCCAAACTCTCTTCGCTTACTACCTTTGCGCTGTCTTTTGCGGCGTTGACGTCATCGCCGTTCATTTTCATAATCGCGTCCACAATGTCTTTGATTTCAACATTTTCTGCCAACTTGCCGTCGAATAACTTTTCGATTTCTGCTCTTTTCATAAAAACTCCTTTACGCTTTTAACGAGGTTGCTTCTCGTAATTTATTTTTATTTGCTATTTTTTACGACGTATGCCCGTCATTTATACTCAATAACTGCCATTCTGCAACGACAGTTTATCGTATTCTTTGCGCTTGCTCCCAAACTTATATCAGCAGGATACATCATTTTTTCGCCCCCGACAATGAACGGTTTATCAAAGTCCTGCACTTGTCCGCTTGCCGCTCTATGTGCCTGCCTTGTCCGATTGTCCCCGACTGCACGCCATACTTTGCGGAATTTCCGTCCTTGTTTCTTCGCAACTTCCACAACGTCCGCACGCCCTTTGTTTTCCGTCTGCGTGGTCGCCGTGGTCGCTATTCGCACATTGTCCGACAAATTACTTTCGGCAACGTTTTTAATTGCTGTAATTATAGGACGAACGCCCGCCTTGCTCATCAACGCTTGTACTATCTTTGACTTGATTTCACGTTCAATTGACTTCTTGTCCGTCAACGCCGCAAATGCGATTGTATCGAAAATATCGACTTCTTCGTATGCTTCTTTGCTTTCAGCCTTGTTTGTGCCTTTTAAGCCCAGTTGTTCGGCTTGCCAATCGTAATTTATCTTATACACCGACACGGCAAGATTGTTGACCTCCTTTTTACTTGCTTTGTTTGCGTTCACGAAAATGTCCGCAAGTTTCTCACAAATCTTATCCAGCCTGTCATATTTCGACAACTCGCCAAACCGTTCTTGCGCCGTTCCCGACAACTCGACTTTCGCAAGTTCAATTGCTAAAAAGTCCCTCGCTTCTTTATAAGCCGCGTTGTATTGCTTGTTCAGCATTTTGGTCGTGTCGTTCAAAACATCGTCGCTATGTTCGTGTATTTGTCTTTCAGTCATTCTTCAATACCGTTATTTCCAACACCGAAACGAACGTCTTTTTCTTCTTGCATTGCTTCAATCTCATCGTCCACGTTGTCGATAATGCCCACGCCCTGCAACATTTTAAGATAAGATTTCTCGCTTATCGTTCCCCTTAACATCGTCGCATTTTGCACCGTTTCCGTTACGTTGTCCAAATGGTAAGAGTTGAAAGTAATGTCAAAGTCCGCCGCCCGTCCTGTTTTTTCTAAATACATCTGTATCGTTTCCGTTGCGGTCTTGTACGCTTCCCACTCAAACTTTGATACTCTCGTTTCAAGGTTAGCCCTTGCCGCTTTAATCGCCGTTGCTGTAAGATTTCCGTTCGTCAATGCCTTTGTATCAACAACGCCGCCGTCGCGTATCAAATCGTCTTTGATAATCTCAACGAACTTTGACCTTGCTTCGGTAGGAATTTGAAACTGCTTCATTTCCGCACCCTCGCCGATTATCTTTCTCGTGCGATTGATGTTCGCCATAAAGTCCTGATAATAGGTCTCGCCCATTCCTGTGGTATCTTTTATTACCCAATAACAGTCCGAAAAGTCTTGTATGTTGTTCGCAAACCCCGATTGCACAAGGTCTATAATGTCTATCTTCGCCCTTATGTTCGGAGTTAAGTCGCTCAATCTGTATTCGTTGTTCCAAAACTCAACAATAGGCAATTTTGATTTTTCGTTTTCAATCTCTGCCGACAACGCACTTGCTTTGACTTTGTACTTATAAGCCGTCAAAGGCTTAACCATCCGCACGCTCGGTCGATTGCAATAAGTAGTTACTCCGTCTTCGGTGTAAACTTCCCAATACATACTCGGCAAGTCGTTCATCATCATTCCCTGAATGTTCCACCAACGGATAAACGCTTTCAACGCTCCCGTTTCGTCGTCGTAAAAAGGAATTGCCCTGTCCGCCGAAAACACCGACAAATTATCGCCGTCGCAATAAATATAACTTATGCCTTGCGCTGAACATCTCTCCGCGCCGCCTCTCATCACATAACCGAAACGCTTTAAGAACTTTCCGTCAAGGTCTATTCCGTTCACCGTCGGAGTTTCCTTAAAAAGCGTATCAACCTTTTGCGTTACCATATCGGTGAAAAACGAAAACCCTATCTTGTTGTTAGAAACATACGGATTTTCAACAAACTCTCCACCCGTGATTGCGCCCGTTTCTTCGTTACGGCGGTCTTTCCAATACATTCTGCGGACTTCCCTTATGGACGTGTTATTGCCCATATAATAATCCCAGCCGATTTGTGCCTGATTATATACCGAAGTTCCTGTATATTGCATAATGAGACCGTACGTTCTCGCACCGTCCATATTCTCGCCGTTATTAAAATCAATCTGATAACTTGCCATAATTAGAACCCTTTTATTCCTGTGTTTTTATAATCTCGTATTATGCTCGCGCAACTATCTGGGCTATCGTCGTGTACTGCGTCTTCTGAATAATCAAGTATCTCATCCAAATACTCCGCATCCGTGTTTCTTGAAAAGTAAACGTTTTCCCATTCGCCTTTCAGATAACTCGATATTTTCAGATACTTGTTCATCGTTTCGTGATAAACCATTGCACCGCCGCCCTTGCGGATTATTTCTTTCGCCAAATAACCTTTGTCGCCGTTATCTTCGCACCTTATAACGCCAGCCCGATAATATTTGACTATCGCCATAAACTCATTCAAGTGCGTGTCTATGTGTCCAGTTCTTCTTTTCCCTAAAACATAATACTTCCCGTCCACCTTTCGGCATATCGTCAAAACGCTTCCGTCTTCTCCGCCATACGACGCGTCTATGTGCGCTCTTCCGTTTTCAAGTATCTTATCGTCATCGAAAAACTTAATGTTCCCGAACAACGCATTTTCGCTCGCTATGTGCTTTAATTCATAGTTCGCGGCAAACAAACTCGCCGTCATACTTTTTCTTAAAGCGTCCAACTCGTCGTTTGTCAATAGCCCCGTTCGATAACAATCGTACTTCTCGGCGGCGGGCATTAAAGAAAAACAATCGTCTTTGTGCCACGGCGTTCCCGTATTCGTTATCCTGCCGCCAACCATTTTGATATTTTGCAACTCCATATAAATGGACTTTGTATATTCTCGCTCGGCTCGGCTCACACGGTCTTTTATGTTGACTATATCGTCCGTATGCACCCAGTACGCGTGTTTGCCCGTCAAACTCCCTTTAATGCCTAAACCCAATAACTGCACCGCGCCCCTTGTCGTGTCTGAAAGGTTAGTCGTTATCTCGTTGCTGTTGGACTTTATGATTTTAAGGTCTTTCCGATAAATCTTAAAAGTTATGTATCGCAATACGTCGCTTTCAAGTATTTTCCTGACTTGCTCGATTATTTCCGTTACGTCGTCGTCCGTCTTTCGCATAAAGATTATGTTTCGGTTCGGATGCAGTATCATATATATCGCAAACGCTACCGATACACAAGTTGTCTTATAACTCCCACGGTGCGCCTGCAAAGTCCAATCTTTTTTGCCGAATACAAGGCTCTTTATCCACTCGTTATGTAAATCTTTCGTTATTCCGCTAAACCCTAACCAGTTCGCTACTTTGTACGGCTCGGCTTTTAAGAAGTCAATGTACTTCTTTTGCACTTCATCCAACATAACCGTCTATCTCGTCCGCTATGCCTTTATCAATGTCGCTTATTTCTACCCGCTCAACAGGCTTTTGACCTATCGTATCTCTTATGACTTCAAATGCCTTTGTATCACCGCTCTTTATGGCTTTCTCAATTTGTTTAAGCGATATAAGGTCTATTCCCGTCATTTTTTCGCCGCTCTCGGTTTCATATTCTTTTTCAAGCAATATTTCGAGTGCTTCTTTAAGCGATTTGCGTCTCATTCTATTCTCTGCCGTCTTTATGCCGCCACGTCTTCCGTATTCTCGTGCTTGTTCCGAGGTGGGAACTCGTAGGTTTTGTACGTTCCCCCTTTTCTTTTTTTGAGGTTCTTCTTTACAAGCAAAAACGGCGGACTGCTCCACCTTTTCACCGCCTATTTTATTTTTTTCAGGTTTCATAGGCAACCTCGCTTTTTGGATTATACTTCATTGTAACACGGTTTTGATAATTTGTCAAGTGTAAATGACCTTTTTTATTTGGCTTTTTTGCAAGACAGTTCTTTGCCCTCCGTTGTTCCAATAATACTTGTCTATAATAACGAGCGTTTCCGTTTCGCTTATCTGAACATCAGAACGGTCGAAAGTCAATGTGCTTCCGTCATCCAAATGAAAGGTGATTGTCTTAAAATCGTCTTTTATTGACTGCTGACACCCCGCCAATACCACTATACACATTACTATAATAAGTGCTATAATGAGTGATTTGAACGATTTTTTCATTTTCTATTCTCCTTTCTCTGTTTATTCAACCAAATACTTCGTCCTACCATTACTCCGCCGAACACCATAAACATCAACGATATGCAGATGTATATCACTTGCACCGCAATCGGAAAATGCTTCCAACACACCCCGACACATACCGCTGTTATCACCGATGATACTAACAAAGTTATGCCGTTCGCTCTTAACGCTCTGATTTGTTTCATTTTTCTTCTTCCTTGTTGTCATATATGTTGCCGACTACTTCATAAGGGCAATCGTCCATTGTTTGCCAATCGTCGCCGATATTGACTAAAAACGCACATTCTGCATTTTGCCACTCTATAAACCCTTGTGTTCCGTTCGGACTTTCTACAATATCCCCCTCGAAAATCTTGTTGCCGTTCTTGTCGGTCAAGCCTGTGAACTGCCCAACTGTTTCTGGTATAACTTTAACCCAACAGTCAAATTTAGCCCATAAACGAGGGTTTTGTCTTTCTATTTGCATTATACTATCGCTTATAATAAACTCGCCGTTATCTTCTCGTTTGCCTCTAAATAAAATTTCTCTCATCATTCATACTCCTTTAACAGTTCGTCGATTTCCTCGCCTAACGCTCTTAAACCGATTTTATAATCAATTCCATTGTCTTTAATTTTATTCCATAACTTTTCCGCAAACTCTTTGACTGCTTCGATTTTCGCTTGCTTGATTTTCTCGGTCAGTTCATAGTTTTCGTGGTTCAAATCCCTTACGCCCCTTGCGAGTATTCCTGCATTAGTTTTCAACTGCTTCAACTCGGCTTTCAACCGCGCAATCTCTTGTTCTTGTTTAGTTATGAGTGTGAGGGCATCTTGTTTTAGAAAACCTTCACAACCTATACAGTTGCAGTATGGACACATAACGCACCAGTCCGCTTTACAGAACTCCAAGCCTTTCTTAATTTCGTCTTTTGTCATTTCGTCAACTCCTCAATCATCTTGTCTATATCTCTGATAAGAACAACAAAAGTCGAGCCTGCCCACCCGTTAAAAGCGTCTTTGTCAAACGCTTTTGTTTTCAACTTGTTCAACACGTCGATTGTTTCCTGCCTCGCAATGCGTAAT